CAGCGTTAGCAAACACTAGCCGTGGATTAACCAGTTCCAGAGTAATGTAGTTAGTTCCATTGTGCTCACGCTGGTTTACCTGCAGAGTGTCACTTGTGAAACTGGCGCATGCATCTTTAGTCAACACCTGATCGTAATACTGGATTGCGGCCGGTGAACTACCAAAAACGGTGGCACGGTAGTTGGTGTACTGTCGCTGTCCGTCTTTGTCTTTCCAGCTTTCAGACAACTCAACGGCATACATCTTCCACTCACCCTTAGCAGAGCTGCCGGTCTTTGTGTAAACGTCTTTGCGAATCTGGCCGGTAATTGTATGTGGCATATTTTCTCTCTCTATTAAAATTCGTTAATCTGCTGTGGTGCAGGTTTATCTTCAGAAACTGGCTGCTGTTCTTTTGCTGGCTCTGGCTTTGCCAACTTTGCAGGGTTGAAGTTGTCCTGCGGTGTGATGTTTACCTGATCTGATGACTGGTCATTGATGAAAGACTCAATGCGATCATATTCTCGCGCAGACTCAGCGATTGAGTTCCATACTAAGCGGATTTTATCTTTAACTGAATCTGGCACTGATTCGGCTTCTTTTTTCAGTGCTTCCAATCCACCACTGGCCGCCATTTGTAACTTGGAGCGCCAATGCTCAAATTCCTCATCAATGCGTACGCCAGAATTTACCCATTTAATTAAACCCTTGCCGTGCGCCTCGCCCAGGTAGCCGTTATGAACGCTGTCACGACCGCCATCAAAGAAGATAGGCCGCAATTCTTCAGGAAGCTTATCAAAGTTCTGCACCTTGCCGTTTTCATGCATCATCATGCTGACCGTCATTTCATACATGAAATCTTTTTCACACACAGCGTGTAGTCCTAATGATACTGGAGCTGATGGGTTGCTGAAGTCAACCTTGTCGCGTGCGCGCAGGCATACAATGATGTGCATATTGCTCTGCAGCATGGCATTCATGAACTTCTTATGCTCAGACTTAGCGCGTTTCCAGTCAGCCATTTTCTTTCCGTTACGAAGAGGCTGCTCAGCAATGTCTGTACAACTTCCCTCGCCCTCCCATTCGTGAGAACCAGAATCGATGACAAGAACCTTAACGCCAGCTGCCTGAAACTCTTCAATCGCTTGGCGATATCGTGCTGGACTGAATGGTGCATACATATCTGCGTGCATGAACTTACCATCCAGGATGGAGCTGTACAGGCGTCCACGCCCGTTTTCCGTATCGAGGAATCCAATCTCTGACGGATCATCAACCATTCCGCGAGCAATCTTCAGTGCCGTGTAAGTCTTGCCGCTGCCTGAACGTCCAGCAATGCCTATAACAACATGCGACCCTGAACGCTCCGCAGCTTTAATATTTAAAATTCCCATTTCACCACCTTTAATTAAATGTCGAACTGACGTTTAAACCACTCCGGCGTTTCCATCTCGATCACCGGGTTTCCCATTGAGTAGCCAGGCCATGCCTGCGCTTTTTTGCATGCTTTGTAAATTTCCATTGCGCTCTTTAACTGAATTCGGCCGATACGTAACTGCTCATCAGTCAGGCGAATCAGTGCCGGAATATAAGGAGATTTCTTTTCCTGCACCAGCAGGCTTACAGAACGCGGTGCCTGACCATATGCCTCAAAGAACATGTCGTGCTGCATCGCCATCTTCATGAAGTAACCTAGGCGTGCCGCGTGACGGAAAAACTCATCAGGCTTCGCTGTGACCGCTGTTTTGTAATCTACAATATCAGCGCCAAGGCTAAGGTAGTCAAAACGCACCTTTGAACGCTCGCCATTGAGTTCGCCCATGATTGAAACTTCGCTATAGCCTCCTTTCAGAAGGGTTGAGTAGTAGCTGTTGGCGTGAATAACCGCGCGCATCTGCATGATCGCATCGTAATCTACTGCTTCAAGAATAGTGCGGCCTTTTGCATTAGCCTCAACCAGCAAGCGCTCAACATCATAGATTTTTGCTGCCGGGTTAGTATAGTTATACATCTCATCACTATACTCGCTTACTGAGAGTGTATTTTTGCCGCCATTGCCTGGGTTTTTGCTGGAAATTACCCAAAGAGTTTTATTTAATTCCTCATCAGTGGCTATTGCATACCTTGATGGACTTTGAACGCTCTTACCATCCCATAATGCAAGGTCTATCTGCGGTATTGATGCCTGGAAAGCCTTCCTGTTTCCATCAACAGGTATGGCCGGATATCGTTGCGTAACGTTGCCTTGCCTGTCTGTTATCACGACATACATATTTGGGGTGAAGTTAATTGCCTCTGAAGTGTAAAAAACATCCCCATCGCGACCTCGGATTTCGCCTGATTGCTGGTTTGAATCAAACATGTCAACAACTTGGATCATCTCTCCAATGTTTAACCACTCAGCATCGGCAAGCGCGGTAATATTCATGCTAAGGCGCTGATAAATGAGTCTGCGGCATTCAAGAATTGCCCTGTCAGTTGCCTGATAAAGATTGCGAATAAACATCATGGAAATCTTTTTCTGCTTATTGCCTCTGCCAGGGACAACAGAATCACCTGAAACACGATAGCGCACAAATGCCTGTTTATTCGTTGATGGGTCTCGATACTGAACCTCAACACCATCAAAGCCACCTGGCAGAGTCATATCATAAGTAATAGCGTACTGGTCAGCGGTCATGTTACGCGTGTTGAACACCGTAGAAGGGTACGGCCTTTCCTCGTCCCTGACAAATGAAAGAACGCCATCATCCCAAAAACATACAACCCTAGCGGCATCACAAATAGTCTGAATCCTCTCACCAATGCTTACATCTTCATCATCAAACGTGTAGTCGAAATACCCAAGCCTTGCATCAGGCAAAGATGAAGATATCTGATATAGAGTCTGTGCATCAATTTGAGATAGCGGAAGCCCGGCGATTACAATCCACGCGTGAATGACAGCATCAGCAAAGCTTCTTGATGCCCTTAGTGTGTAATCAATAGTGCCGGTTGATTGATTATATGAGATTGTCTTGCGCGTTATCAGTGCGTTGTATTTACGCTCACGCTGACTGGTTGCTCGCTCAGTAGCTGTTACTGTAACAGTCACCAGCGTATCGTTAGCATAAACGACATTCGTTCGCTGCCTGACCATCTGAATGGCCTCAACATTTAAAATTGATGTTGCATTGCTATTGTTCGTCCTGACCAACTGGACTGCATATCGTCCATAACCAGCAGATGGTGTAAACTTGAAAGTTCCATATTTATTATCAGAATTTTCACCATCATTATTTAGACCAACATTCACAGCCTCTGTTGTGCCAGGTATCTGGGTATTGTTATCATCAATCTTCCACCAAGTGACCGTTGCCCTTGCATAGTCGCCAGTGCCAAGCTGTGCATTTAAATGAACCCAAATTTGCTCAGCAGGCACCGGGGCAAATGAAGGCCCAACTGAAAGAGTCTGGTTGTCATTAATAGTGAATATAGTCGTGTTTACTGTTGCATCAGATGGCACGCCAGCAAGGTCTGATCCACCAAGGTTTGTAAAGAAGAAATTGTAATACTGAACAGCAGGTGTTCCCGATGTTGTTGTGGTTGCGTTATACAAATCAGCGTAAACAGTAACGTTTCTTGTGACTGGCCCAGAAATCGTGTTGTAAGTAAGATTTATAATAAATGAAACCGAGTGGGGCTTAGCCAGATCATAAAAGTAGTCAAATGCGGAGTTCTTGGGTATGGTTACCCGCGCCTGGCCACCAGAGAATTCTCCTGATGTAACATTTGTTGTTGTTGCTGTCTGTATTGGGAAGTTACCACTTTCATTAGGGCCTGGTAGCTCCTGTCCATCGATATCATCAAATGAGAAAACCTCTGTAATAAGCGGTATTGTCTGCCCTGGTTGGTAGATGGCATATGAAGCACCAGCAAATGAGCCGAGATTGGACTCTGAATATCTTACTGAGGTGATGTCATAGCTACCTATGCCAAAATCCATCCACTCTGTGACTTTCTTTATATTGTTGATGTATTCAAATGATGACTCCTGAATGAGGTCAGGATAGGCACGGACCTGGCCATAGCTGTCTGGCCGAGCCTCGCCATTGCGGGCAATGTTAGTTTGCTGCTTCAGGCTGGTGTTAGGTGAGGTCTTGGCCTGCCCAGGATAGGATGCAGAATTGACTCCGCCACGTAACGCGGTAAACACTTTCTGTACAAACTTAATAGGGTTAAGGTACTCAAGAGGATTAAGCAGAGTCTTGAGTAAGTCTCCACCCTTAGGCTGGTCATAAATAACCACGTGGTCATGTCCAGACAGGATGATGCCAATCTCATCATCGTCGCCGATCTCATTGCCATTCAGGATGATTCTGACGTCCGAATGCAAAGGCTGAGAATCAAGCCAGTGCTGAAGATTAACTGCTTCACTAATCCTATGGCGCTCTTTTGGCATGCCAGGGACGTGCTGAATTTCAATTAACGGCATAATTATAGTATTCCACTTTAGTGAAGAGTCGCTCGATAGTCCTTATCTTATCAAATCTGACGTGACTTGATTCGGCGCGCGCGTGATAGGCCATGCCATTTATAATAATTCCTACATGCGCAGGCATTTTGCCGACATAGGCAACGAAGATATCAGCCGAGTGCGATGTATCGCAAAGACGCCAGAAGTAAACCTCTTCAGCGAAGCAGGTGATGAAATCCTCATCAGTGTCATATTTGTTGCTGTGATGGATGTTAATGCCCTTTACATGAAGAAAGTAAAGGCAGACAAGCCCCCAGCAATCGACGCATTCAAAGCTGCATGCTCTGTTGGCCCACGGCTTCCCAATGCTCAGTTCAATGAATTCTTCTTTACGCATTAACTAGTCCTGGGAATTCATCAGTTGTGTAAATTACTGATATGTTATTGTTCATTGGGTTTTTAATTGTAACGCTGACGGTTACATCAGTGTCGTCCATTGATACTGATGAAACAAAAAGCGTCCACGGCTTAAGCGGGGTATTGGGGTCAATAGCATCATAACGCTTGTATGTGCACGTTATCGGCGAAACACGGCTGGCACCTCGCCATAACTTCAGTTTTTGCTTGAAGTCCTGAGCCAGGCGCGAAAACTTAACGGTCGCCGTGATTACAGGTGTATCGCTCTGCTGGCTGGCAACAACCTCCATTCTTGCCGGCTGATACTCCTGACCCTCAAAAACCATAGCCTTCTGCTGGTTGGCTACAAGATAAATGCTTCCAAAGGAGGTATGACTGAAGCTGATTGTGTCATACATCTCCCGGCTTGGACGTGTCGATTTATACTCACGAAAGGTAGGCATTATGCGGCCTCATATTTTGGCAGTTCACGGTTAACGACTTCATCCAGCCATGAATACCAGTCAGGGGAAAGCTCAATAATGATATCGTCGAATTCATCATCGCTGTTCTGAAGCTCGCGCGCCACGACAGTTGCAGTCCATGTTACAGTGCCGCCATCAATTGATGTCTGCACAGGATAGGATGTGAAATGCAGCTCCTGCTCCTGTAATCCGCTGCCACCAATGTCTAGTGGCATGGTGAACCATTCAACGCAGTTATCGAGATAGTCAGGGCTGCGCAGCCATAACTGAAATGCACGCTCCTGCTGGAGTGTAAAAATCCAGCTCAGGCTCCACTGTGTTTTCA